ATAAGGAGAAATCATGGCAACAGTCGTAATTACCGGTCGTGATGTTGGTTTATCTTTCACAGGTGGAACAGATATTCAAGCACAAGCGACAAATGCAGTATTAACAAAAGTTAATGAGCGTCAGGTATATCAGACCCTTGAGGGCGAGGCATACAAGACAACAAACATTTCAGGAACATTCCAGTTGGACATGTTGGCTGATTGGGGCAAGGCAAACTCAGTATGCGAGGCTCTATGGGCTGCTGCTGAAAGCGCACCAGACACAGACATCAGCATGACACTTACAGCTGCATCAGGAGCGCAATTTGTGTTCCCAGTAAAGCCTGAGTTTCCAACTGCTGGTGGATCAGGAATTGATGCTCAGACAGTATCATTTACCTTTACAGTATCTAAGGGCGCAGTAGTAGAAACCTTTAGTTAAAAACTAGCAACGGGAGCAAAATGAAACTACCAATCACAATTGAATACAGCTCAGGCGAGCAAGCAACTTATATTGCCCAACCGCCTGAGTGGGCGAAATGGGAAAAGCAGACAGGAAATGTCATTGGACAAGCATCCGAGAAGCTGGGTATTTGGGATCTTATGTTTTTGGCTTATCATGCTCATAAGCGTGAAGTTGCCGGAAGCAAGCCAATCAAACCAATGGATATTTGGATGGAAACAGTAGCCGATGTAATAGTCGGTGATGCAGACCCAAAAGCCACAAAGCAGGAAGCCTAAACAGATTATTGGTTGAGTTGGCAATTGCAACTCATATACCAATGAGTGAATGGGTTGATGCGGATGACATATTAACAGCGATCGAAGTATTGGAGGCGAGAAGTGGCAAATGAAACTATCGCATACAATAAAAACGATCTGCGTGATATTTACAAAGCATTTAAACTTATGGATGAACAAGCAACAGAGGAAGCAAGAAGTCAATCTGCTGCTTTGGCGTATTTTGCATCAGAGGAAATTAAACAGGCAGCTAGGACTAGAACAAAGGCTGGCAAGGTTGCGGAAAGAGTCGCAGACGGCGTTAGCATCTCTAAATCAAGCAAAATCGGTGAGTTCCGTTATGGCTTTGCAAGACAAAAGTTTTCAGGTGGTGCTACAACGCAAACCCTATGGGGTGGTGTTGAGTTTGGTTCAAATAAGTTCAAACAGTTCCCTGCATATTCAGGACGGCAAGGCAGAGGTAGTCGGGGATGGTTTATCTATCCGACCCTTCGCAGAATTCAGCCTGAATTGATTAACAAGTGGGAAGCAAGTTTTGATCGCATTATTAAGGAATGGGTCTGATGGCAACTGGTAATCGCACGCTTAAGTTATCAATTCTTGCTGATGTTGATGACTTAAAAAAGAAATTAGGCGAAGCTGATAAAGCCGTTGAAAGTAATTCAAGCAAGATTGCGGATTTTGGAAAGAAGGCTGCTGCTGCGTTTGCGGTGGCTGCTGCTGCTGCCGTTGCCTATGGCACTAAATTAGCCATTGATGGGGTCAAGGCTGCGATAGAGGATGAGCAAGCACAGTTAAGGCTGGCTAATGCTTTAAGAGAAGCCACAGGGGCTACTGATGAGCAAATAAAGGCAACTGAGGCAATGATCCTCAAAACATCTTTGGCGACTGGTGTGGCGGATGACCAACTTCGTCCGGCGATGCAAAGGTTGGCGGTTTCGACAAAATCAACTGAGGAAGCACAAAAGTTATTAAACCTAGCATTAGATATTGCAAAAGGTCGTGGCATTGAATTAGAAACTGTTGCAAATGCTCTAGGTCGTGCTCAAGATGGCAACACCACAGCTCTTGGTAGATTAGGTCTTGGATTATCAAAGAGCGAACTTGCCACACTTTCATTCACTGAAGTTCAACAAAAACTTTCAGATCTTTATGGTGGCGCAGCAGCTACAAACGCCGAAACATTTCAAGGAAAGATTGATCGACTAAAGGTTGGCTTTGATGAGGCAAAGGAAAGTCTTGGAGTTGCTTTATTGCCACAGGTTGAAAAGTTTATTGGTTTCTTAAATGAAAGTGGCATTCCTGCCCTTAATGCATTTATAGCAGGATTAACTGGGGATGAGGGTTTAACTAATTCTTTGAATCAAAGCCAAAAGGGTGCTGAATCATTTGGTAAAGCGATTGCTGTGGTTGCTGGAATTATTTCAGGATTTATTACATTTGTAAGAGAAGCAATTGGTTTATTGGTTGAGTTTGCAAACCAAGCCATTCGAGTTGTAAATCTAATTAAGCCCGGAGCAGATATTGGATATATTCCAAATCCATCAAAGACTGGATCAATGCTTGGTCAGACCCCATCAGTTCCAAGTTCTAATTTTACCTATGGTGCAGGAAATCCAACTATCATTAATAATGTTTCAGTCCAAGCCGTTGATAGTGAAGGTGCTGCAAGAGCCGTTGCAAAGGTATTAAATAACAGCGCATCTAGGTCAGTTCCACAGCTCTACAATAACGGCATCAAGGGCGGATAATGACTGTATTTACTCCTGATTGGAAACTGACAATCAATGCGGTGGAATACACAAATGTTGCAATATCTGACATTGCTCATCAGGCTGGTCGTGAAGATATTTACTCTCAACCTAATCCATCTTATATGCAAATTGAATTAGTTGCCTTAAACAATGAAAACTATAATTTGCAAGTTAATGACGGATTAACTTTACAAGTCAAGGACAGCACAAACACTTATCGAACTTTGTTTGGTGGCAACATCACAGACATTACAACCGAGGTTGCAACTGCAAGCAGTATTGCCGAAACTTTTACTTATACCATCCTTGCTTTAGGTTCATTGGCTAAATTGCCAAAAGTAATCTACAACGGCACATTGGCTCAAGATGATGACGGCGATCAAATCTATGAATTGCTTTCAGAGTTATTCTTAAACAATTGGAATGAAGTGCCAGCAGCTGAAACATGGTCTGGCTATGATCCAACAATAACTTGGGCAAATGCTGAAAACATAGGACTGGGCGAGATTGATCGCCCCGGAGTTTATGAACTTGAAAATCGAACTGCCGATCCTGACACTACTTACAACATTGCAAGCCTTATCGCCAACAGCGCACTTGGAGTTTTATACGAGGACAATGAGGGTCGCATCTCCTATGCTGACACAACTCACAGACAGAATTATCTTGCCAATAATGGATACACAGAAATTTCAGCCAACACCGCTATTGGTGCAGGATTAAAGGTTTTGACTAGAGGTGCAGATGTTAGAAACGAGATTATTCTCAATTACGGCAATAACTATGGATCGCAAAAAATTGCAATTGATCTTACTAGCATTGCAACCTTTGGTTATCGAGGTGAAACCCTAAATACAGTCCTTCATGATGCAACTGATGCACAAGCTGTGGCTGATCGCTTTATTGCCCTAAGATCCTATCCAAGAGCCTTATTTGACAGCATTACATTTCCATTGACTAACTCAGCAATTGATGATGCTGACCGAGATGCGTTGCTTCAAATCTTTGTAGGTCAGCCAATGCGAATAACAGACTTGCCTGTACAGATAGCCCCAACTCAACAATTTGAGGGTTATGTGGAAGGCTGGCGTTGGAGCACTAGATTCAACGAGTTATTTTTAACCATAAATCTAAGTCCGATAGAATTCTCTCAAGTAGCACTTCAATGGGAGCAGGTATCAGCCTCAGAGGCATGGAACACTCTAAGTGGTACACTTACATGGGAAAATGCGATTGGAGCAGTAGCCTAATATGGCAAACACAACGAATTTTAATTGGGAAACACCGGACGACACAGATCTGGTTAAGGATGGCGCAGCTGCTATCCGCACACTTGGTTCAGCCATTGACACATCTTTGGTTGATCTTAAAGGTGGAACATCTGGTCAAATTCTATCCAAAGCAACTAACACCGATATGGATTTTACTTGGATTACAAATGATGTCGGTGATATAACAGCAGTATCTGCTGGAACTGGAATTAGTGGTGGTGGCACTTCAGGTTCTATCACAATTACAAATGATATGGCAACTACAATTACAGCATCAGGAGATATTGTTGTTGGAACCGGTTCAGGAACTTATGACAATTTGCCAATTGGAACAACTGGTCAAGTTTTAACTGCCGATACAACAGTTTCCCCATACAAAGTAAAGTGGGCAACCCCTGCTGGCGGTGGAGGCAAAGTGTTGCAGGTTGTTTCAGCAACAACAACAACTCAAAAAGATACTTCAAGTTCAACTTATGTTGATTCAAATTTAACTGCAACAATTACGCCAACTTCAAATACTAGTAAAATTTTAGTAATGGCAAATCAAAGCGGATTGCGAAAAAGCAATGGAGCTGCCAATACTATTTTATCACTTAAGTTATTGAGAGATTCAACTGGATTAATGGAAAGACTTTTTACACTTTACACCAACACAGCAATTGTTTTGACCATTCCAGATGCAACTTTTATTTATTTGGATTCTCCAGCAACAACATCAGCATTAACTTATAAAACACAAATTAAAAGTTATAATGGAACATCAGATGTTGGAGTTCAATATAATGATGATCTTAGTTCCATTGTTTTATTAGAAATAGGTGCATAATGGCTAAAGCCCACGAAGTTTTATCAATGTTGATTCCAACCGGCGGTTGGGCTATCACAGGAAATGAATATGAAGGCATTGAATTTATTGAAGCCGAACCGATTACTAAAGCAGAGTTTGAGGCAGGATTTGCCAAATATGATGCTTGGAAGGCTGAACAAGATGCTATTCAAGCATCAACTAAAAAAGCATTATTAGAAAAACTTGGCATTACTGAGGATGAAGCAAAACTGCTCCTTGCGTAATGAAACCATTTTTATCTAAAGCTGCCGTTCAACTTCGGGAACAGATTGATGATTCATTCCCAGATCGCAGCCGTAAAAGTGATGGATGGATAGCCTCGGCACAGCATCAAATGCGATCAAAGGTTTCGGATCATAATCCGCTACCTTCAGGTGAAGTTTGTGCTATCGATATTACAGCAGATTTAGGTGCAGCTGAAGGAATATCTGCCTATCTTGCTGATCAAATTCGCATTGCTGGCAAAACAGATAAGCGAATCAAATATGTTATTCATAATCATCATATTGCCAGCAAACTATTGAATTGGCGTTGGCGCAGATATAAAGGTGGAATTAATCCCCATACAAAACACATTCATATTTCATTCCATCCAAACAAATCAGGAGAGTTCTTTAATATCCCACTACTAGGAGGCAACGCATGAAACTATCCAAAAAACACAAGGCAGCAATTAAGTCATATTTGAGAGCTGTAGCTGCTTCTGGGATTACTGTCCTTTTGGCAATCGTCGCTGACATCCGACCAGAGTTTGCAATTCTTGCCGGAGCATTAGTTGCACCTATCGCAAAAGCATTAGATCCAAAGTCCGGTAAAGAAGCTGATTATGGAATTAATGCGAAATGACAGCAAACGAATGGGTTGGTATCGCCGTTGGCGTATCCGCCATATCAACAAGTTTGTTAGTGGGTCTGCGCTGGGTTATTAAATCCTATTTGAATGAATTGAAACCAAACGGAGGCTCATCAATTAAGGATCAGATTAATCGATTGGAACAGCGTGTCGATGATCTATTTGTTTTAATCTCTAAGCGATAATTTTATTTATGGCGAACACTCGAAAACCTATCAAACGCAAAAAGATCAATCGTCGTGTCGTTCGCCAATCTCCTGAACCATTAACAAAGATAGATCAGCATTACACCGCATTGCATGAATGTTATAAAGCAGCTCGTAAAGCAGGATTTACACCAGAGCACGCATTCTGGTTAATGACCGAGCATAAGACTTTCCCTGATTGGATCGTAGGCGATGGCGGGATTATTCCTTCCATAGATCCAACTGACGATGAGGATGACGATTAAGCGATACTTAGTAATAAGTGATTTG